AATAGCAAACACCTCTCCAGGCTGCATTGCGTCGTCTGCCGCGAACTGCATAGATTGCACTGTTGAGTTAATATCTTCAACGCTTTCTCCTCGGCTTTCTCCTTTTTTGTTTGTCCTTTTGTAAAAATCTTTAGGAATTATTTCATGACTTATTAGAAAAATTGCTGTATCCCCAACCTCAACATCTACGTCTTTTTGCAGCTCACTTGCGCTTGCTCTGACTGTTCCCGCACTTGTTTTAACTGAAACAATTCCCATGCGGGGGCTGTAATTACGACCAAAGCTATCCTGGCCAGGGTCCCTGATTTGGTCCGAATCTTTCCTATCGTCTAACTCGTTTGCCCCGTCAACTATGTTTTTACATCCAGCAATTTTAATTCGAGTAATAACTGCTTGGCGCAGGTTTTTATCATCTAAACTATCGTTAGCATTTACGACTTCATAATTCAACCTGTAACCAGTGCCGTTTGCGATTGGCGCGTAAACACCAAACTCAGTGTTGTTTGCAGGAGAATACGCATGACAAAAATTAACTACATCGTCTTCGTCTGAACTTGGGCAAACAAATACTTCATCTTTACCAGCTTTTTTGTTGACAATTTCAGGACCGGCCTGGCCATGTGCTAAGTCGTTATTGACAATGCCAACTTCGGACTGGTCTCTTTTTATGTTTTTCCAGTAAAACGCATAGAAGTCATCGTAGACAGCATCCAATGCATTGTTGCCGAGAAAAATACCTGACTCTTCTGGCGCTCCAATGCCTTCGCTTCCGACACCCTGCTCTCCCACAACAAACATCAACTTGGCCTGTTGCGTAGGGCCATAGCTGAACATGCGTGACCACACCAGCTTTGGCGTAATCAGCATTCCACCGACCTTTTCAGTCGCGTCATAGCGACCAAAAATCAATGGGATTGCTGATTGATAATCGGCCAGCTCGGCTAACGTCTCAAAACCGCGTGATGGTGTAAAACGGCTAGGACCAGTAATGTCGCCAAGATCTATCGCGCCACCACCCTTGGCACGCGGCATCTTGGGTTTAGGCGTCAGCAAATACGCAACGCCAGTCAGAACAAGACTGATCGCTAAATTGACAAGAATTGCAGTTGTTGTTGCTGGCTCGCAACGAATATCAGGAATATGGTCGTATGCAGCAGGGCGCACCATTCCCCTACGCCTAACTTCTGCCGCAAACTTTCTATACTCCTCCTCCGTTAAACCAATCGTTTTAATTAACTCTTTCTCGTACGGAAGCAGTGGTACGTCGTAAACAGACGGGCCGAAGACCACTGAACCTTCTCCGACATTCGATTGACGTACAAGATTCCCGTCTGCCATGTGACTGCAAATGCCCAGGATTGCTGCGGTAGCAGCAGAATGTCTCCATCATACGCAGGCTTTTCAACCCGAAAACCCCACCGCATTAAGTCTCGGCAAATTTCCCACTTACTAGCCTCATACCAAGACTGCTTAAACGCTGGAGCGTCAATGCCCATCCGCTCCAATGCCACGTAGCAAAGGTGGATGCAGTCGATATGGCCATCACTGCCGTCAGCTCCAAGCCGATACGGCAGCCCAATCAGATCACTGCAGTCGTACATTATTGGCGATTGGCAGGTTGCCCACCAGTTCTTTTGTCAAAGAGCGCCTTGGCACGTCCGTTCCAACCGCATCCAGCACAGTGCTGAGCTGCAGGTTTAGCGACACCTCATCCCACTGACCGCCAACTACCTGACCCGTGTAGCTATGCACGATGTTGTGCGGTCCATCTTTTGCATCGTCGTCAATAATCAGCACGTCAACCTCCATCACCCAATTCTGGTTGATAGCGTTGACGCCCCAGGCACGGCTTACCTCGTTATTGGGGAATACTACGGTTGCTTCTAGACCATCACCTGTGCGGTTGACGGTGACGCCAGAAAACCCAAACGGCACAAACGTGTAGTTGTCGCTTTGGTGCGTGATCTGCTGGTTGATAAAAAAGTTCTGGAACCTGTACTCCGTGTTCTCGCCTTGCTTAATCCGCAAGGCATGGCCAAAGGCGTACTGACTCATAATCCAATCCTCTTACGGGTGCTGCCGCTAAGTTGTAGCCGCTTCAGCGTTTGCTGCTCGCCCTTCTTAGCACCTTGATCTGCTGCACTCTGCAGTCCACGCTGGAACTGATCAGCCGTCACATAATCAACGCTATTGATTCGTTCCACGGTGTAGCGAACGTCGATTGGTGCGGCAACTGCAACTCCACCACCTTCGCCTGACGTTCCAGTAGCCCCGGAGTCTGGGATGACAGAAGAACCGCGAGCACCACGCGAGTAACGCGCCATGCTTTCACGCATTTTGCTTTCAGGAATGATGTATTCCGATTCACTGCCTTCACCAACAAGAGCGCGGGTAGGACCAGAAACGTAACCGCCTTCAGCGAAAGGAGTAACTGGAGTGTTTGCTCCAACTCCGGAATACTGTTCAACAGCAGTAAGGTTCAAGCCTTCATCTCCACCGCCGCCGCCCATCCCAGCAAATGCACGAGCAACGCCGATCGCGATGTACGTCGCAATCATTTGCGTTGCCTGCTGCGCTAATGCGTCAGCAACAGCTTTAAGCATGTTTACAAATGCTTCTTTAGCATCCATGCTTCCGTCCGCTAAAGACCGGAAGATGTTTACAAGTCCCTGAGCAACAGCGTTTGCTATTGGCTGTACTCTTTCTAAAATTTGTTGCTGGCGCAGCTCAGCCTGCTCAACCGCGTCTAACTGAGGAAGCAACTCGTTATACAGCTTCAGACGTTTTTGCAGATTCCTTATTTGAATACTGGCTTGTTCTTTTTGTTTCGGAGTGCCTTTTTCAAGCAGGATATTTTGCTGATCAATTTGATCGTTCAAAGACGTTCGAGCGTCTTCTAAACGACGCACCTGTTTTATGCGCAGTTCCAGCATTTCATTGTCGTCTGTGCCAAAGGGGTTTGCCACTCTGAACTGAGCATCCTCTATTGACCTACCCAAACCGCTAGACACTCCGGCTGTTTCTTGCCCAGCTCTAAGAATACTTAGCTCTTTTTCTATTTTAAGCTGGTTTAACGCATTCTGAATTTCAGCATTTCTTATTTGATGGTTTCTAGTAAGCAACTCCATACGTGTACTCATTATTTCGTTTATTTCTTCTTCTGTGCTATGTCCGGTTAGGGCTACTGTTAAAGCGGCATTCTCTAAACTCAACAACGCTTGTTCGGCGTGCAGACGTTGGTTTGACATATTTAAAGCTTGCTGTAAACCTGCTTCTTCCCCACGAAGTAAAGTCGTGCGGTTTACTGCTTCGTCCACTATCTGTAAATTTATTTGATTTCTCAGCTGTTCTTGTAATTTAAAAGCCTGTAAAGATTCTTTTGCCTGATCTGCGTCAAACTGTGCATTTGCTGCCGCTGCTCTCATAGAGTCTCGCGCTGTTTGTTCTTTTTTCTGCCGCAGCCTTTCTGCATTTGCAGTACGCTGTCTCTCGACATCTAAGAGTTTTATTTCCGCTTCTTTAGTTGCTATCGCTATTTTTTCATCTTTCTCAGACTCCGTTATTAAGCCTTTTAACTCGTCTGCCCGAGCTTGAGCTATAGCTACTCGCTTTTCTTCTACAATTTCAGCTGTTTGAGCTAATGCTAAATTTTCTGTATTTGTTGCATTGAGCCTGTTTTCTAATGCAAACTGTTTTTGTTTTGTCTGCACAGTTAAACCTACTATCTCTGCTTCTTCCCTTACAGCGTTTACACGGTCTTTAGCTGCCTGAGTAAGCTCTTCTTGCTGTTGTAGAGGATTAACACCACCAAAAGTTTCTGTACCTAAAAATATAAAAGGAGTGGCAGCTAAACTTTTAAGTCCATTAGCTAAACTACCCAAAGCCGAATCAAAAGTAGCTGCATTTTGAGCATTTATTATAAGTAAATCACCTAAAAATCCTAAATCTTTTGAAGCTTGTTTAGTTATTTCGTTGTATAATTTTTGCTTTTGCCCGCTTTGTTCTAAAGCATTTAGATACTCTTTCTTACCTTCACTAAGTCTTCCTACAGCTGCTTCGTAGGCAGTAACGACATTTTTACCCGATTCTAAAGCTCGACCTAAATCCCCTAAAGAAGAAACTGTTTGATCAATAAATCCGCCTGCTACTTGAAGACCTACTGTTGCAGGACCAAAAATATCCTGTGACATAAAACCTCCAAGCGCGCCGCCTAACGCTTGTGCAGGTCCTCCACCAAACAACAGCGGGAACGCACCCGCTTGAATAGCACTACCAAAGCGACTTGGTTTAGCACGTCCCCCTCCAGAACCTGACGGTTCAAACCCAAAAGCTGTTGCCATTGGGGACCCGGCAATGTTACGTGCCCCAAAAACAGGAGAAGCCAGAGGAGATGTAATACTTACCCGATTACTTCCCGTGGAGGCTGAGGTTGTAGATCTTTTCTCTCTAGCTGTGGGTACACCTTGAATTCTTCTTTCTTCTTCAAGAAGTTTATTTTGCCGATCTATTTGTGCGTTGTACTCTTTTTGAGCTGTTACCAGAGCACTAATCGCTTTTTTCTCGGCATCTGTACCTGCAGCAGCGTTTCGCAGAGCACGCTCCGCTCTTCTTACCGCGTTTGAATAATTGTTAACATTTTCAATACTTCTTCTAGAAAAGTTTTTTTCTAAACCTCTGCCTAATTTTATTGTAGCAGCATTAACTCTACCAACTTCTCTCGTTACCGACTTTAGGTCAGCTTGCAAACCCCTAAGTTTGTCCGCTCCCCGTAGAGCAATTTCAATATCTACGTCGTAGTTGGCCACGGGCGGAACGTAGAGGGACTTGTGTCAGTTTAACGCGAAGCCATAGTTCGCGCCCCTTTGGACATACGGGCACGATCCATGACCCGCTCTTCCTCTTCGCCTTTCATTTCGTAAAACGCGGCCCAGCCAACTAGCTCTTCTTGCGTCAGGTGCTTCGACAACTGCGCAAGCGTCATTCCTAGCTCTTTGGCTAGGAAGAACATAAAAAACCAGTCTTTATTTGCTTTTGAGGTCTGCTTTCGCTTCCTCCACCTTGTTTTCAGTGCCGGATGCCAGCATTGCAAGCTGAATGTCTTGCAGCACAGCAGCTTCCACAGCGTTTTTTAGGACAGCTTTTTCACCGTCCTGGAACAGGCGTTTGCCGTTCTCATCAAGTGCTTTTTCGATCAGCATTCCGAGGGCAAAGTCGTTGGCATCGTCCGAACCAGCCTTCTTTTGGATGGACTCACGCTCAGCGATCGTAAGGGGATGCCAGTAAATTTCGAGCACCACCTCGTCGCCATCTTTGACTTCGTGTTTATACAGCTGGCTAACGCCGAACTTGTTACGGAGCAGTTCGGTAGCGCGCATAAAGTAGTACCGTTTGCCTCAATATACTACACAACTGCTGTGAACTGGCAAGAAACAATGCCAATGAAGTGAGAGCGGTCTTCTAGTTCCAATGGGGTTGGTCCGGAAATGTCTAAAACGCGGGGTGCGACGCTAAAAGTGTCGGTGTAGCCGGGAGCGTTTACGGATGTAAGCCCGTCAATTACAGCTTCGCTGACGGAGGAAAGCACTGACGTACCAGCGGATTTGGGCACGTAGACGTTGCATTGGATAACGCCGGAATAGTAGTCCTGAGCAGCCCCTTGGTTTTGAAGAGTGGAGCGGTTGAAGTTGACGCTCATCACTATGTACTTTTTGGTTTTGCCTGGGGTGGTGTAGCGAACGTTGTCGTAAACCATTAAAACGTCGCTGTCCGCTGTTTCGACAGCATCGGTTACGGCTTTCTCGAAGGCGGCGCGAACATTTACGAGAGTCATAGCTTAAAGCTTGGTATAAGACCCAAACACACTGCTGCTGGATCCAGTTCTGGCAAAAATGCGGCCAGGACGTTTGTCTCCAAAAGTCTGTTGGACCAAGGAACGCATTTCACCTTGGATAAAATTAGAGACCTTTGGAGACTCCAAGGCATAGCCCGCATACTCCGCTGTGTTGCCGATGTAGACCGTGGGCTGACGTTTGTAGTTGAACTCTGGGACCTTAAACCGGGGTTTTATCTGGCTACCGATGGGCTTTTTGCTGGTGTGAACCCGTTGATCTCCCGCAGGTGTACGGGTTTTGTAAATCTTCGACCATGGAGAATAGTCCTCTCGCTTGTCTTGCGCTCGTACTTTCTGAGTTGATGCTTTCCAGCTAGACGCAAAAAACCCTGTATCCACCGGGCTGTTTTGCTCTGTGCCCAACCCTTCAACAGTTAGCTGGATAAGTGCGTTGTAATCACGGTTTATTTGCTTTTCTAGGTCGGTGACGATCTGGCCAATGCCGCGTTTTTTAGCCATCAGAACCTCACCAGCAGAATGTAGAGATAAGCTTGACCGCCGCTGAATGTGCGGATGTCAGTTATCTGCGCTTTACGGTCTGACCCGGCAAATTTAAGGACCAGCTCATCCGCCATGGTTGGCTGGTTGTCGCCTATTTGATTGGGGGCGATGTAAACCCGTGCTTTACGCTCTTCGCGGCCTTCTTCTTCCTCTGAATCAATAAACTCGATTGGGGCTCGGATGTCGGAATAAGTTTGCTGTAAATCCGTGTACGCACCAGTTGAGACGTTGTAGTCACCAGAAACTTGGCGTAAATAATCAATCTCTACGTCTAGGCTGGTGCCTAGGTCTTTGACGACTGCTTCAGCTGCTTGGCGGAAGGCGGAATCTAATGCTCCAGGCATCTCAACCCCTCACAACGCGGACAGAATACGAGCCACTGCCGCCCAGACAATAAGCCCCGAGATAAGACTGAAGCCAAGGATAAACATCGAA